CAGTCGTCATTGCAGACCTCAGCGTGCGTCAGGAACGAGTGCAGCCTGTGCAGCACCAAGCTTCGTCAAGCCGGTCACAATCCAGAACCCGCTCTTCGTGTAGACACACGTGTAGAGTGCTTCAGCTGTCAGGGCGAGTTCGTTGGTTGCGCCAACAACGACTTCATTCACCTTGTCGGCAGCCACTGCAGAAATAAGCTCGCAGGCAGTCGTGCCGATCAGAATCCGCAGCACCTGCCCGACAAAACCGGCAGGCAGACTGATCTGCTTATCGGCGTTGTCGCTGGTGACCGTGACGAATGACGCACCGGCTGGAATCAGGCCCGTGGTTGCGCCGCCAGTGGTGGCAGTCACTGCAACCGGTCGCTGCGGATACGGGGCATTCAAGAGCACTCGTCCGGTGTTTGCGCCGCTGTCTGCAGCCACCACCGCAATGCCCATGTAAACGCCGGTGCCGATCTGATTCGCCGCGCCGCTGCTTGCGTCTCCGCTGTCGGGTGTTCCGGTTGCATCCCAAAACACCGGCTGACCAATCACCCAGGCAGCGGTGGTCTTCGGCACGTCGTAAATGCCTTCGAGGGACAGGCTGCCTTTTTCGCTTGCGGCCAAATCGGTTGGCGTGATGCCAACAATACCGGCCTGCACAACAACGTCTCCGCCAACCACCGCAGCGGCTGGCGTGTAGTCTACAGCATCATCGTCGCTGTAGAGAAATGCGGGACTCTGTGCCATCTGTATATGCTCCTGAATGGATTCATTTTGAAAAGACCCGGCAGCCACTGCCGCCGGGATTCACTCACTCGCTGCCTGTAATCAGGCAGCACCCTTTGACTTGATGCCTGCCAGGTATTCGGACTGTGAACAGCCGAAGTCATGGTAGCCACGGAACTGAATGCCCAGCGTGTTGAAATCGGCGTCAGCAGATTCCACGGTCGGTGAACGCTGCCCATTCAGGAACGATGTCACCACCGGCTTCAGCGTGTCGCCGAACAGGTACCAGGCTGTGGAACTGTAACCGCCACCATACACCGAATCAGACAGTTCAGATGCAACCACCACGCGATACTTGCCCGCGTGAATGTTTGCGTCTGCAGCCTTCACGGCAGCCAGATTGCGGGCCACATACAGGGCTTCCGCAACGGCTTCCAGTTCCGGGGGAACCAGCAGTTTCGTCGCACGTCCGCCCAGCGTCATGCGGCTGGTTTCTTCGGCACCAGTCACCAGCGGAGACTTCCGCTGACGGAACGCTTTCACGCCAGCACTCAAGCCAACGCCATCGGTTCCGAGGTTCGTCGTGCTGCCTTCGATGTAGTTCGTCCGGGCACTCGTCCAAAACGTCGTGTGGTTGCTGAGGAATGTGGTCCACACAAGACGATTCAGACGACGGGCTGCGCCACGTCCGAGACGTACACGCAGATCGTCGAACGCCCCGAGGTCATCGTTGATGATGTCGCGGCGAGTCAGACTGAACATCTTTGCGTAGGTGTCAGCAGATCGTGTGTACTGCTCTTCGCTGATCTTGCCGTGCTTCATCACGCCGCCCGGCCCCAGTTCCTCGTATTCCATTTCGTCGTTGAGACGATAGGACGTGTGAGTCTTGAAGTCAGAAACGCTCTTCACGTCGCTGATTTCTTCCCAGTTGTTATCCTCTTCCTCGAACCCGGCAAGCAGTTCCTTGTTTGCCAGATTGCTGAAGATGCCCGGCAGACTTACTGTGCTGAAAGCGGCCTGCAGATTCTGACCGCTTGCGTACTGCAGGGCCTCGCGCAGGTTGCCGTCATGCAATCGGCTGCCCACATGAATCGGCATTCCGTTTGCTGCAGCAGCCTGAATGATCACCTGCTGCAGACCAACACGGCCACGGTACTGGCTGTGTGCGGCCTGCAGTTCGGCGTCGGTGAAATGCTTCTCAGCCTTGTGCCCGCGTGCGACTGACAGCGCGGCCTGCAGGATTCGGGTCTGATCCCCGTTGCCCTGTGCAGCTGTGAATGAAGTTGGTCGCGTGCGGTTCTGTGCAGTCTGCCGCTTCAGTGCTTCCAGTTCGGTCTTCTCAACACTCCAGCCCTGCTCAATTGCAGTGGCTGCGATGTCGTGGAACCCACCAGCAGCGGCATTGATTGCAGACGCTCGGCGATGCTCAGCAGCCAGACCCTGGCGGAATCCGGCCATCAGATCCACCTGTGCTGCAGCGGCTGCGGTGGTTGGTGCAACGGCTGCCATCGGCTCCGGCTTTTTCTCCGGCATGTTGTCGGCAGCAGCCACCTTCATCTTTGCGGCATAGGCGTCCTGCAACGCGGCCTGCTGTTCCGGATTCATGGTGCTGGAATCCAGCCCCAAACTCTTCACCCAATCTTCAAACGACATAACCAGCCCTTTCGAAACTGCGGCTGCGGATGCAGCCAAATTGACTGACGTGCTCGAATCCGCACCAAGCGGCAGTATCGAGGTTTCCTTATGAAAACTTTTCACAGCCAGCACAAACGGTCCGGAAATCTCCTGACCATTCACACTGACAACCTGACCTTCGGGGACTTCCACAGACTCCAGCACACGCGCCCCGATTGACGCCTGCCAAGTTTGCCCGGCTGCATCCTGTGCCAGCACAGTCTGCACCAATGGCGACACACCCGTAACCAGTCCGGCCAGCGTCAGTGTCTCGCCTGTGTTCGCGATTGTTTCTGTGATGCCCAGTGTGGCCTCAACCTCTTTCCGATGATCAATCAAAATCGGGATCTGGTTCGGTGTCTGCAGCCCCTGCAGATCCACGACCACCGGATACTCAAACCCATCGACCGGCAGCAGACCGCCATTGTACGCCTCGATCTTAAACCGTCGCGGTTTTGCGCCGTCAGCGGCCTGTAGTTGTAAACGCTGCGTGATGCTGATGTTCTTCATTTTGCCACCTCACGAGCGTTCTTCAATTGCTCGAACTTTGACCGTGCCCAAGTCTCGCCAGCATCACCGCCCCACAGTGCCCACGCAATTCGGCCATTGCTCGGGAATCCATCTTCTCCGGGACTGAATCCCTCTGCCTTTTTGTTGCCCTCGTGACGGCTGAAAAACGAAACCATCCGGCTGACGGTCTCAGGCGACAGGCTCTTGCCGTTCGCTATGTCTCGTGCTCGTGCAATGCCTACCGGTGTGCCTCCGCGCCCGTGCTCTTTCCGCCAATCCAACCCGCGCTGTGCTTCCTCTTTCATGCCCTCTGACGGCGTCAAATCCACGTCAGACAGTGCAGCCATGATGTCACCGTCTGCAGCGTCAACCTGCTGCAATTCGTCATCCGTCACACCGCTTCCGAGTGCGTCGTCAATCAGTGCCCGAGACCTCTCCGGACTCAGCCCAATAGACTGCAAAGTCTGGTCCGCCATTACCTCGGAAATCTCGCCCGATGTCAGGCTGTCGAGAGTCTTGCGGATGCGTTTCTGGTTGTTGGTGAATGCTCGCTGTCCGATTGTCGTGTATTCACCGGCAGCCGCAGCGGGGGCTTGCTGCGTGGCTGCCGGTGCCTGCTGTGCCACGTTCTGAAACGGGGCCAGCATCTGATCCACATTCGCCTCTGCAACCAACGGGAAGGCCGATCGTATCAGGGCCTTCGCGGATGCGGCTGGAATCACTCCGGCTGCCACCTGCCCGATGATTGCCACAATACTGCTCACCTGCGCCCCGTTCATGGCGGTATCGGCAACTGCCGTGCTGGCTGTGGTCACAGTGGTGTCGGTCGGCATACCGGGTGCCTGTGGCGTGCCAGTCACCGGGAACGTTTGCGCAAACACAGCCTTCCGGTATGCGTCAACACTCACGCCGAAGTCGGCAGCCCCACGCACAGACTCCAGATCCCAATCTTTGCCCCTGCGTGCGTGCTCTTCGGTCGGCGTTGCCAGACCTGTCCGCAATCGAATCTCAGCGGCCTGTGCACTCTCGACCTGATCCAGTTCCGGCAGCGGTGGCCAGTGCCATCGGTGTTCAATGTCCGCAATGGCAGGCAGCCCGTTCAGCAGCCCCGGAACGAAAACAGCAGACTCCAGAAACCACTGCCACAACCGTTCCACGATGTCCATCTGAATGCGGTTTTGCTCGACCTGTACCTCGGGTTCCCAGACGTTTTTCATGTCGCCTTTGAAGGACGAGAAATTGGCGTCTTTGCCCGTGCCTGCTGCCAGTGTGTACGGCATATTCGTGCAACGGCAAAACGACATCAGGGCTTGCCGTTGAAACATTTCGTACAACGGTCCCGGCTGCTTCGGCTCGACCTGTCCGATTTCCCAGCCTGCGGGAAGCGTCGTCAACATGTTTCGCGTCAGCTCGATTTCCGCGAAGTCTGCGGGACTGTCTGCGGGATCAATTGCGGGCGAATTGCTCTTCAGATACATGGCAAAATTCGCGGCGGTCTCTGCAGAGTACAGCGTTGCCAGTTCCTGCCGTCGCATGATTGGCAGCGTCTGCAGTGCCGGCGTGGCTCGCGGGATGCCTCTGGTTTGCCCTGGTCGCTCAGCCCGATACAGGTGACAGACCTCACGCGCCGCGTACCATTGCCCCTGCAGTGTACTTACAGGCGTGTTCAGTCCGGGGTGATGGTCGTAGACGTAGAACTCCAGTTCATTCGTCGCGCGATCAAACCTGATGCCATCGTCAACAAACGGGTCAACCAGTTGCGACTGCTGCCACGGTGTGGCAATCTGATCAGACTCCAGAACTAACAGATCCAGCCCCAGCGGAAACCGGATCGAAGCACCCCGCATAATGAAGACTTCGCCATCACGCCAGTACGCCTCAACGCACGTGCGCAGAATGTCGGCCAGCTTCACTCGGTGTGACCACTGACGCCAAGCGGACTCTAAGCGGCGGTTTGCATCGGTGTCTGCCGTCAGCACCTGTAATCGCGGGCCTGCTGCGCCGACGATATGGTTGGAGGCTGTTCGCAGGATACCGGCATACCATGAATTGTTGTCCGCCTCGTATCGGCTGCGAATCCGAACCACTCGCCGGACTGCCGGACTGATTGCAGCTCGTGCCGCCAATCCATCAGCATTCGTCCAATGCCTGCGGTTGTCCGGCGTCGTTTGTGCCAGATCAAACTTCGCACGCACCATCTTCTGTGGTGCCGCTGCAGGCTGCCTGTGTCGTCCACGTCGGGCCATCTCAGTGACCTCCGGGCGGGACGATTTTCAGAATGGCACCACGCAACCACGCCTTCGGAGATGCGGCAGCAGACTTAGCCGCCTGATGCTTTTCGTATTCCATCAGTTCCGTGAGGCTGCGATTGCTCACGCTGACGCCATCATTGCTGATGGCTGCAGGCTTGCTCACGTCGGCTGCGAGTTGTTCGGCTGGTGTGGTCATGCCCGTATAATGGCACACCACACCACGTACAGAAACGACATGCTGGCATTAGTGCCAACTACTGCATCGGCTCATTGAATTTTCCGTGACGTTCACGGACTGCAACGATACGTTCCGAAGTCGTATTGATTCGACCGCAGGCCGGACAGTGACGCTCCCGCAGAATGAAACCCGGCGTTGTCCGGGTGTGCTGAACTCGCGTCAGCACTTCTCCGCAATGCTGACACGGCAATCCTCCGGGCAGTTGAAAAACACGATCAGCCACGGACGCCCCCAGGTAATGCAAATGTCCGCCGCTGCTTGCTCCCTGTCCGCTCATTCGCCACCCCCACGCCGCAGATACTTGCGGCCACATTGCACCCCACAAAACAGTCCCACCAGTCGTTATCCCGCCCAACCAGCAGTTCCCACGCCACTCCGGTTGCGCCATCATAACTGACCGCCTTCGGGGTTTCACTGGTAAAGTGCTCCGCCAGCAGCCTGTTTGCCCGCTCGTCACTGCCCGGCAGCAGGACGGCAGACGGTGCCCCGATTGTTGTGATTAGCCTGCGGGCTGCGTGGCTCTTCCAGATGTTCACGTCGTACTGCACATGGTGAATGCCTTCGCTGCGTTTCTCCAGCCAGTACGCCCCGGTCTGGCGGTCTCTGTGTTGATCTCCCCACAAATGCACCGGCTTGCGCCCCGGTCGCGGTGCAAACCCCTTCGACGGCCTGATGCGGCTGCGGTTTGCCGATGCAGAAACCTGCGATTCAATGCGGGGCTTCTGTCCGCCGTCCGACCAGTCTTTAAGAATCAGATCCAGCTCGGGGAATCGTTGCACCAACTCCCGCTCCAATTCGTTGTGGGCGTGTGCAAATGCCTCTTCCCATGATGCCCCCGGCTTCTCCTGCGATATCCTGCGGACCAAATCCGACTTGTAAAAAATCGGCCTGCCCTGATCCGGCCATGTTCCATAGTCCACAATCACGCCGCTGAAGTCTCGTTCCCACGCACACACCATCCACCACAGCACCTGGTCGCTGCTGTCAATGAATGCGGTCACGTGGCTGGCGTTGCCCGGAATCCTGCCCCGTTCATTCTGTGATAGCCTGCTGAGGATTGCCGTGGTGTCCAGTCGCATCCCGCTGCTGTTGACCGGCGCAGTGCCTTCCTGCTGAATCTCACGGCGAAAGAATTCTGGATCCAGTGCCCTCACCGTCATCATCGACTGCAGCGCGGTCAACTCATCCGGCAGCTTGTCCAACTCCCACGCAACCTGCCCGCCTGCGTCCATGTCGGCCTTGTTCTGCCGATAGAATTCCTGTGCCTGCTGTTTCCCTTCCTCCGGTGTTGCCCCTTGTCCCAGCTTCGCCGCGTACAAGTCCCACAAGTCTGACCGCTCGGGGAATTTCAGAACGCTCTTGTACCGTTGCCCGTACCAGTCCGGATGCCGTTTTCGGTCGAGGAATCTTTCGGTTAAATCCTGATGCTGCCGGACTGTGCAGACCATGATTGCCGCAATCTTCTGCCCCAGTCCTGCCAGCCCCAGAAACGTCTTCGTTATTTGCTCTTCCCGTTCTTCAGTCATCAGCGGCGACTGTGCAGACTGTGGTGTCTGCACGTCGTCAAAGATCAGCAGATCCGGACGCACAGAAACGCCGTGCCGATCGACGAACGACAACCCGGAAACGTCTGTCGCCATCAGGCTGTAAGGGGCCACATGCACCTGACACGATGGCGCATCGTGAATGTCTGCGAATACGATGCGCCCGCGCTCGTCTTTCGGGTGCACCGTCAGCAGTCGCCCGCCCAGACGGAACTGCTTCTTCGGTTGCTTCCACTTCAGCAGCAGCGGAGTCAGCTCGGGAAAATCGTCTTGCAGATGCGGACTGCTCGCCATCAGCGCGAAGAAATTCTCCCGGTGTTCGTTTGCCTTGTCATCGGTCGCACCCGTCAGGACGATCAGCCGCCGGTGCCCGTAGACTGCCGCCCAGATTGCTGCAGCCCTTGCACAGGTAGACTTCAGCCCGCCACGCCGGACCGCGTGACAGTCGCGTCCTGAATGCAGAGTGACGTGTTGAAATCGCTCCAGCATCGCCACTTGGTACGGTGCCAGTGCCAGATAAAACGTCGGCGCAAAATACTCGCGGCAGAACGCCACCAGATCCACCTTGCAGCGTTCGCGCCTGTCAGGATTCGCAATAGGTGGAAGCGGCCCGACCTCTTGGGAAGCGGCAGTCTTCGCGTTGATTGCTTCGGCTGTTTTGCGGCTTCGTTCGCTGGCGTAGTTGCCCGACAATTCCCGCTGTTGTAGTTGCTGGATTACGCCATCGAGTGAATCAATCGGCAGTGCTTCAAGAAACTCGCTCAGCTCGGATTCGCTCAGCAATTGCAAGTGTTCGAGTTCTTCGGTCGTCAGTGTTCCGGTTGTCAATTTGCACCCCCACATTGACTACCTGAGTTTGCTGCGGCTTTGGCGTGTTCTGTTCGTTCATCGCCAGCAGGCACTTCACCGCCGCCAGCTTTTCTCGCGGGCTGCCCTCGTGCAGGATCTTGGCAATCACTACGCCTGCTTTCTCAAAGACCACCTCGGGAATCTTCCATCCTTTGCGGACGGCCTGCGCCACCGACTGCAGATCTCCGCGCACGTGCTGCGGTTCGGTGAATAGTTCGGGTGTGCTCATGGTTGCAACCATTGCTGAATGACTGCTCGGGCAACTTGTTCCGTCATCTTCGGCGGAACACTCATTCCGATCATGTATTTGCCGATCTTGTCTGTCTTTGCGTGATAGTCGTCTGGAAAACTACCAAGGCGTTTCCATTCGCGAAAGGTGAGCGTGCGGCATTCTGTCCAGTGGTTGAATTTGCTTGTCTGCGATGTAAGTGAGCATGACGCCTGCCGGCAAGACAGTCGAATGTAGTTAAACCAGCCATATCGCCTTTCTGTTTTCAAGCACCCTTCCTCAAATGAATTACCCGGCGTTGTGTTCGACCAAAACTTTTCTGCCATGTCTGTCAGCCTGCATGCTTTCTTTTCCGCTGCCGTCAACTCCTGCAAATCCCCGCACGCTTCCCCCGCAGAAATCCACCGGTGTTGTGGCTTCAGCTCCAGTGGTTTCGCTTTGATGTCATCACGAACCGCACAGAAGAACACCCGCTCACGGCGTTGCGGAACTCCGCAGTCTGCCGCATTGATCAGAAACAACTGCGGACGATAGCCGATTTCCTTAAACCGCTGCATGACCAGCTTCGTGTATCCTTTGGCGTTGCCGAGAATCATTCCCTTCACGTTCTCTGCAATCGCTACTCGTGGCTTCAGCCGCTCCACCAGGTTCAGGTAATCGAAGAACAAGTCGCTTAGCACTTGCGACGCCTGCCCTTCTCGGAAGTGTTTTTTCTTGCCCCACGCATCTTCACGACTTCCAGCCATGCTGAACGTGGAACATGGCGGTGAACCGTCGAGAATGTCCAGATTGAACAGTTCCTCCGGCAGTTGCTTTGTAATCAAATCGCCGATCGGACAAAGATAATACGCTGACGGCTTCAGGTTGTGTTTGTAGTGCCATGCCATTTCAGGGTCAATGTCGTTCGCTGCAACAATAGTACATCCTGCTCGCCTGTATCCCATTGAAGAACCGCCGCCGCACGCGAAAGTGCTCATCACTTTCACGCCGTTTTGTGGCACTGTTGCAAGGTCACTCAAGGACCACGCACAATCAGGTTTTTGGGTCGAATTCAAACTGACACCTCGGGCATTTGCATTGCATTGTAAACTCGTCTGGATTCACTTCTTTTGCACTCGATTCTGGTGCCTCTTCAATCTCGCCGGACTCAAACGCCAAGAGCTTCGCCAACTCATCCGCATCAAACCCTATCAGTCCCAAATCAATCTCGTCCGCGTGCAGGTCGCTCAGTTCGTTCGCCAACATCTCCGTGTCCCAGCCGGAATTCAGGGCGATGCGATTGTCTGCCAGGATGTACGCGCGGCGTTGGGCGTCGCTGAGATGCGTGAGACGTATGCACGGGACTGTTTCCAGCTTCAGCCGGCCAGCCGCCAGGACTCGCCCGTGCCCGGCAATGATGCCGTTCGTGGCGTCGATCAGAACCGGATTGCAGAATCCGAACTCCTGAATGCTGCCGGCAATCTGCGCCACCTGCTGCTCCGAGTGCGTTCTGGCGTTGCGCGCGTATGGGATCAGATCGGAAACGGGGATTTGCTCGATCTGCTGCACCGATCGCGTCTGCGGGCCTCCTGGGGCCTCTGGTTGCGTTTTCTTTGCCATGCTTCCCCCCACCCCAAAACCTTCCAACCCGTCAAACAAAACAAACTGAAATCATGGGA